TTAGTTTTGGAGAAGATCCCGAAGCTCACAGAGGTTACAAACAGACTAAAAAATTCTTAGAAAATGCTAAAGATGATTTAACAGAAAAAGCAAAAGATTTAGGATTTACTAAAGACGATATTTCTGACATTCTTGATTTAGTAACAGACCACGTAAGCGAGCCTCACTTAGGAATGGCTAAAAGAAGAATTTTATTAGATGAAAATTATGAAGCTGAAATAGACGGCGTAATGGTACACATAGATGAGTTTTTCAACAGAAACATTCAATCTATAACAGGCCAATATGCACATAAAGTGTTAGGAGCTGTCGAAGTTAGAAAAAGTCTTAGAGCCGTATTTGGAGAAGGAAAAGAAAATATGTCATTTGATGACGTGTTTAGCAGACTTCAAAAAGCAGCACGACAAGCCGGAGAAGATGAAGAGTATGTAACAGAAGCTGCTAAAATGGCTTTAAGAAGTTTAAGTGGAATTCCTTTGTGGGATGTAGATCCTAAGAATTTAAGAATGATTATTGGCATTCAATCGTTTGCTCAGTCAACTATTGGGCAATATTTAGGATTAGCACAGCTTCCTGAAATTGCTAACGTAATGATGAGGTCGTCTTTAACTTCTTCTATTCAGGCATTTCCTTCTATGGGCGAACTTGCTGAAACATTTTTAATGGGCATCCGAAAAGAAAAAGGACTTAGAGGAGTTGATGGCCGTCTTAATGACAAAGTAGCAGCTGAACTTGAAACTTTTATAGGAGCAGGAACTGAGTACCACGCTGGAGAACATTTTCTTAGACGAATAGACGATATGGCAAGCGATCCTGAGCTTCCTGCAACAGGAACTTGGGGAGCAATTAGCAGGTACAACGAATTAGGACGAGAAGTATCTATGTTAAATCCTTTAGGAATTATGCCAATGGATACATTTCTTAGACGCTGGGCGGCAAAAGCTCACTTTCAAAACTTTGTGAATAAAGCCTACTCAATTAAAAACGGAAAAGGAGTAGTAGAAGACACGTGGTGGAGAAGAAGTCGAACACGATTCCAAGAACTTGGATTAAGAGACGAGGAAATTGAAAGAGTTATCAAGGCTTTAACTGACCCTGATGTTGTTAAAGTACGAGCAGGGCATCTAGGTGACTATAAGGTAATAGACATTGATTTTACGAAGGTAAAAGACCAAGATGCGTATGACCGATTAGCTCTTGCAATTAGAAGAGGAGTGGACAATTCAGTTCAAAGGCAGTCTTTAGGAGAACTTCCTTTATGGATGACTACAGGATTTGGGCCTGTTCAAGGGCCTGTAATGAAATTATTAATGCAATATCGCACATTTATGATGGGAAGCAAAGCTAAACAATTAGCCGCAGGAGTTGCAAGAGGGGATGTAGCAGAAGCAGTTAATGTTGTAGGATCCGCAGGACTGGGGTATCTCTCATATATGTTACTTACTTACGGACGCTCTCTCGCAGTAGATCCGTATGAAAGAGAAGCATGGCTGGCTGAAAGACTTTCTACTGAAGAAGCAATAAAATCAGCTATTATGAGGTCTAGTTACAGTACAGTATTCCCTATGCTTTTAGATACTGCATCAACAATGACACATGGAAAACCTTTGTTCAGTCCTTCAATGAGGACTACAGGATTAGGAATTAACCCAATAGAAGGCTCTGTAGTTTGGAGCCTGTTAAAAAATGCGGAATTTATGTTAAAAGAAATGGGAGGAGCCGCAACCGGAAATGACCCATTTTCAAAGAAAGACGCAAGAGATTTAATGAGACTTGCGTGGTTTACTAGAATTCCTGCTGTATCACAAGCCGCAGATTATTTAGTAAGTTCATCAGATTTACCAGCAACAGATCGTAGGAGATAAATAAATGGCTAACAGTTTTGTTGAAATTACCCCAACAGCGGGGCAGTCGGTTTACACGAATGTAAACTTAAAATTTCTCTCGCTCTCTGATCTTGGTGTAAAAGTTATTGATGCTAACGACGTTATTACTGAGTTGACTACTTCTCAGTTTACAGCGACAAATACTACGTCTTTAACAGTTACTATTACAGATGCCGCTGTTCACTCAGCAATAACCACAGGCCATACTGTTCGGATATTCCGAATTACCCCAGTAACCACGGCTGCTAAAACTTTTGCTGACGGAGCTGTATTAAAAGCCGACGATCTAAACGACCAAGTAAACCAACTACTCTTTGCAGCTCAAGAAATAGAAGACGGTAAATCTACGCTTCCTTTGGATGCCGATGACCGATACAACGCTAACAATAAGATTATTAAGAATGTTTTAGTGCCTACTGCAAACTCTACAATAGCAGTAGAAGATCACTTTGCAGCCAACATTGGCTATGTAAACGCAGCTCAATTATTTGGTACTGGAACTTCTACTCCGCAAGCGTGGAATTTTTCAGGATCTGACGATGCTGCAATAACAACTTATGCAAGCAATGACAACGCTGTATTTTCTTTAAACCACGGGACAGACAGGGTTACTCACCCAGTTCCTTTGAATACAGATGAAACTATGTTTCTTGTAGAAGTAAACGGAGTGTTGCAGCACCCAACAACTGACTACACTATTTCAGAATCTGGAGGGGTGTATTCATTAACTCTTATTGGATTCGGAGCAAACAATGCTTCAGGAAGTGGGACAGGATTAGGGCTTACTACGGATTCCACAGTTCGTTGCAGAAACTTTGGAGTGGCTAGAAACGTATTTACAAATGTAGACTCAGATGGAAACATTGGAATTGGAACTACATCTCCACAAGAATTACTTCACATACAAGAAGGAGATTCTTCAGCAACTGCAAGCGATGACGCAGATACTTTGTTTATAGAAAACAACGGAAATGCAGGAATAACTATTGCATCAGGAACTACAAGTAGCGGTGCTATTATGTTTGCTGACTCTGCGGATTCCGATGCAGGTGCAATTATTTATACCCATGCTTCTGACGCTACTGAAAACTTAGCATTCCGAGTAAACGCAGCTACACGAGCTACTATAGACAGCACAGGAAAACTAGGAATAGGCACAACAAGCCCCGCTAGACAAATTCATACTACAGAATCTGGAGACTCTATAATTCGAGTTGAAGGAGGAGCAAGTAATGCTGTAGGTGTTGAGTTTATAAATTCAGGCGGAGATGCAACTTCACTTTATAGTACAAGTGAAAACTTACAAATATTTACTAATGGTGCGGAAAGAATGCGTGTGCAATCTGACGGCGATGTAGGCATTGGATCAACCGCTCCTGCTGCGAAACTTCACATTACTACTGGAACTTCTGGAGTAAGTCCTCATACATTCGGTGATGAACTATTTATCGAAGGTTCTGGGGATTCTGGAATAACCATTGGAAGTGGCAACGGTGATGCAGGTTCAATTTACTTCGCAGACGATGGGTCAAATGCTAGTGGACTCATTTCATACAATCATGGTGTTAATAATTTAAATGTTGTAACAAATAATACTTTAAACTTTGTAGTCACAAACGCAGGGGTTGTACAAGCACAAAATAGTACTGGTAAATTCCTTGTGAACAATGGCGGTACTGCTTCCGATCCTACTTTTAGTTTTGTTGGCGATTCGAATACAGGAATGTTTCAACAATCATCTGATGTTCTTGCATTTGCATGTGGAGGCTCTACAACTTTAAGTGTTAGTGGTACAATTATTAATGCGAATGACCATAAGATTGAAAACGTAACAGATCCTACAGAAGATCAACATGCGGCGACTAAGAAATATGTGGATGACATTTCGTTTCCTATCGGATCGTTTGGTGCTGTAGCGTATTATACCCACGGCACAACAAATGTTTGGGAACTAGCGGTTCTTGACCCTGATTTAAATGATTTTACTTTTTCAGCTACAGGCGATAGGTTTGAAATGACTAATAATGCTACTTTTACTCATAATGGAAAAACATGGACTAGAGTACCTACTGGCGGTAGTGAATCACAACATTGGGCAAATTCAGTTCAAACTTATAATTATATAAGAACAGCGTAAAGGAAAAACAAATGGCAACAGGTTTACAAATATCTCAAATATCATTATCTGGACACGCGGCTAACACAGAGTCTTCAAAGTTTCTTGAAAGCCCTACTCTTTTTAGACAGTTTAGAATTACTTCAGATATAACTACAACTGCTGGGCAGTCGTTTATTGCAAGCAATTTAGAAGAAGTCGGAGGATATGGATTTAAAGGTGTTGGAACTATGTCTGCTGCTTCGGCGGCTACGGCAACCATAACTGTAAACGATCCGGGGCCAAACGCAGGTGACACTATTCTTATTACCTCAGCCGATGGAACTGGAAAAGTATACACAGGACATGCTGATACTACTACTCCAAGTAGTCGACAGTTTAGCGTAGCAGGTAGCAATACTGACATTGCTCAAGCCTTAAAAACATGCATTAACACATCTAGTGACGGACATGGTGGTCTAATTACCGCAAGTGGATCAAGTCATATTTTAACGCTTACACAAGATACTACTGGGACGGCGGGCAATAGAACTATAACAAACGCAGGTTCACCTTTAAGTAACACCGTTATTTCTTCTAGGTTTACTGGAGGTAGAGACGGTGGAGAAATGATTTTTCCGCAAACAGGAAAATACTTAGTGAGTTGTACTTCTAATATTGCAAGAGCGAGTGCTGATGTTACTAGTTTAGGTCTAAGTATATTACAAAGCAGTAACTTTGATAACTCAGGTGGTTCAGCTACCTATACACAAATAGCAGATACTTTTGGTTGTGTACATACGGATGCTCCTAGAATGATGCTTCATGCTTCAGTCGCAATGGACGTTACGGATGTTAGTGCTATAGTTGCTAGATTTAGATACGATACCAACGGTGCTGCTACGATAGTAGGTGATACTACGTTAAACAAAACATACTTCCAGTATTTAAGAGTAGGGAGTACCTAATGAACGAAGAGATATTAGTGGCTCTAGGTAGACTAGAGGGCAAAATGGATGCTTTGATAACTCGGCAATCTCTTGTAGATGAAGAGTTATCTAGACAAGAAAAACGTATTCGTACCCTAGAACAAAGTAAAAGTTGGGTACTCGGTGCTGCTGCGATGGTCGGAGCCGCCGTATCTCTTTTAGTTAAATATCTCAAAGTGGAGTAAAAATATGCAAGGTTACACATTTCATGCAGCAATCACAACTGATGCTATTAAAGGGGGAACTGGAAATACTGCTTACGAAGCATCAACAGTTAAACCCGACATGGGCATGCACATGCCTAGAACAGGTACTTGGGTAATAGATCAAACTGGAACTGGAGGTTCTGGATCTGTTGTTGAATTATATGGATCTTTAACAGGAGCCGATTGGAGTCTTGTTAAATCTTATACAACTGCCGCAAGTGCTGCGGAAACTAAAGCGTTTGTAGTGACTCTGTTCCCTCAAATGCGAGTCTCAGTAGACATTAACGGAACTACATTATCTAGCTTTTTAGGAGTTTAATATGCCTTTATGGAAACCGACTGATGTAAACGATGTTCATCTCTGGCTAAAATCAGAGGACATAACTGGGAGTACCTCGTGGACAGACAGCTCGGGTAAAGGAAACACCATGTCTCACACAGCTCCTCCAAGTGTGTCTGCTACTTTAAAGAACAGCAAAAAAATGGCTGCATTTAACGGGACTTCTCAGTATTTAAAATTAATTGACGGAGGAGTTCAGCCTACAGACGTAGGATCTGGAGAATTTTTTATAGGTATATTTGTTAAAATGCCTTCAAGTATTTCTTCTACTGTAAGTTTATTTGCAAAAGACGCAAACGCTAGTGAGTTTGATTTTAGGTTTAACGGATCAAGAGAACTTATTATGTCTATGGAAGGTGGAACTGGTAGTGCAGGAACTAATACGTCAGTTATAAAACACGAAACTGGAACAATCCCAAACGCTAGTCAGTATTATTTTCTTTTTGCAAAACGATCAGGAACAACCGTAACTGTAGGGCATAGTGATTCTGCAAATTCAAACAACACTACATCAGCTACAAACGATAATGATATAGACGCTGATGTTGAATGTTATCTAGGAGCAAGAGAAAGTACTGGAGGAGTTGTTGAAAAATTCTGGAACGGAGAAATTGGTGAAATATTTATTATTCACAACGATCCAACTGATACAGATCACGACGCATTTGAAGGATATTTTGCTTTTAAATTTGACCAAGATCGACTAGAAGCTGCACATCCTTACAAATTTGGCCCGCCAACTTCATGTCATTGTGTTGCCGGAGCTACTTTAGGAACTGACTTTTTAGCTTCTACTCACGGAGACGCATACGAAGTAGGACAAGAATTAAACATTAGAGATGAACGAGGTTAAAATGGACGAAAAAATATTACAAGATTTACACAACGCCGTTGCTAACGAGCTACTTCATAGAGTTGTGTCAGGAGAATGCCAAGCATCTGATTTAAATGTTGCTCGTCAATTCCTAAAAGATAATGGAATAGAAGCAGGAACAAAACAAAGTGAGCCTATGGCAAACTTAGCAAAGATATTACCATTCAATGTAAACGCTGAAACAGCTTAATAAAGGATAAATCATGCAATCAATGGAAGAGATCACCGTCCTAATAAAGGATGTGGGCTTTCCTATTGCCGCTGCTATGGGAGCCGGGGCTGCTGTATGGCTAATGATTTCATGGTTAAAGTCTAGTCTTGTTTCTAAACTTGAAGCAAATAACGCCATGATAATAAAACTTATCGACAGATGCCGTGCGTTAGACAATTCTATAGTAAGATTAGAATTACTTATGAGATTGATGAACGACTTGCCTCCCGATTGGGAACGCACAGGAAAATTAGATCCAGAGGATCGTAGGAAGGATTGATTGTGAAGAAAAAATTAACTAAAAGACAACAGACTACGATGCAAAAACATAGTAAGCATCACTCCAAAGACCACATGAAATTCATGCGACAGCGAATGATGATTGGTGATTCATTTAGTTCTGCTCACAAAAAAGCTATGAAGAAAGTAGGGAAATAGCAATGGCTTATCATACAAAGAAAAAATCAGGTAAAAAATCAAAATCTAGTATGAAAATTAAATCTAAGAAAAAAGGTAAGTGTTAATGGCTAAACGTAAAATAGCAAAGCGAGACGCTTGTTACCACAAGGTAAAGTCTCGATACAAAAAATGGCCCTCGGCTTACGCTTCTGGTGCTTTAGTTAGATGCCGTAAAGTAGGGGCTGCTAACTGGGGGAATAAAAGTGGCAAAAAAAAGTAGCGAAGGCTTAAGAAAATGGTTTAGTAGAAACCGTGGTAAAGGCTGGATTGACTGCAAAACAGGAAAACCCTGTGGACGAAAGTCAGCTACTGGAGGAAGTAAACGTCCTTATCCTGCTTGCAGACCTACCAAAGCCCAATGCACAGCGGCTGCAAAAAGGAAAAAAGGCCCTGCAAGAATTAGTTGGAAAAAGAAAGGTAAGAAATAATGGCAAGCCCCGCAAAAGGAAAAGCAAGAGCTAAGATTGTACGCAATCCTAAGACAGGGCGTAAAAGAAAAGTAAGCTATGGACAAGCAGGAAAAGCTAAAGGTGGAGGCCCTAGGGTACGCCCCGGAACTAGCAAAGGTGATTCGTATTGTGCTAGATCACTAGGGCAAATGAAGAAACACCCAAAGGCTGCTAAAGATCCAAACAGTCCGTTGCGTCTTTCCAGAAAACGATGGAAGTGTTCTGGAGCCAAATCACGAAAATCTTAATATGACCAATCCTCTACACGACTTTAGAAACTTTTTATTTTTAGCTTGGGATCACCTTAAACTTCCTGAGCCTACTCCTATTCAATACGACATTGCTGAGTATGTACAGAATGGCCCTAAGAGAAGAGTCATTGAAGCCTTCCGAGGCGTGGGTAAATCTTGGATTACCTCGGTCC